GAGGTGTTTCCGACCTCATCGACCTGGCTGCATTGATGTCGATCGACGGGCCACTCGATCCAGAAGACGTGGCCGCCGCCAGGTATTTCATACCCGCTGCCTGGCGGTACGACCCAGAAGTAGCTGAGGTCGACGATGTTGCGGACGACAACATCGAGCAGCAAGGCGTCAGTTGACGTCCCACCGCAACAGGCGCAACCTACGCCCAAAAACGGTTTTTCCTAATTCAAGCGAACCACACTCCACCCCAAACCTGGCGCATCGTCACACTCCGTGGCGCGTTCGAAGCCCGCATCATGATAGCGGGAGCCAGGCGTAGCGTGATTTGTGAAAAGCTTGTTCAGCGCGTTATGTTCCCACCACCGAACGCCGACAGGTTACGTGATGAATCAACGTGGTTCATTTGCGTCCCGATAGACGGAGCACACCGTCAATTCTGATTTGTACTCGAGTCTGATCTCCTACCTTTGCGAAAACCAAGCAATCGCAGTGCGAGCCCCGTGGGCCGCTGCACTGGAGGATCTGATAGATGCATCTAAAACCCGAGATTCGCCGGGCGGACTACCCTCAAAGGGGTGACATCCCTTAAGAGCTGCAGAAACGTGAGGGCCAGGCAACGCATGTACCGAGCATGTCCAGGATAGAGCCTACCTGGTGCAAAGTTGTCCCTCCGAGACCACCGCGATGCGGGGTTGCACACCACAGGACTGAGCGAAGTTATATCGTCAGGTCCGCGCAACTCCACCCTGGTTTGCCTTTGAAATTCCAGACTATGTGTTACGTCTGAGTTGGAACGAGGCAGGTTGGGTAGTGGTCCCGACATCCCCCATCTTGAGTTACCACGGGGGTAACACGCGTGCGGTAGGGTTGACTACCTGTCCGTATGCGTGAGGAAAATGGCTACGGCATCCATGGCACTTTGCTTTGGGTGATCGGACGGATGTGGGTACTTTCCATCTCCGCCCCCTTTGTCAAGGGGGAAGTACTGAACCGCATTTTGCGAGGGAGTTTTGACCTGACAACAGTGCGCCAATAGGATACTTTCATACCTTGGCGCATGGCAAAAGGGAAACTCGAGACGGACCTGTCGTCATCCTTCTCCACCAGTTTTTTAAGACGAGCGTAACGCGCTCTGCATCAGCGTGCAGCGACAGCTACACAGCTCAGCGAACTGCATACGTATGGCGGGCGGACGTGTTTCAAAACGTCCATTCAAGAAGCATGCGCTCCGTGCGCGCGCGCCACGTCGACAGCAAACGCAGCTTGTTATCGCAGGGTCGCCACCCATTTCCAGGGGCGGCATGCGAAAGAAAACCACTGCCCGGAAGGGCCAAGTGCATCGTATTGGCAGCACCAATACAGCGTATGGCCTCAATGCCTTCACGCCACTTCACATGCCGCTTCCCCGGCCTGTGGCACCGTACACCGTTGTACGGACGATCCAGAATTTCACTCTCGCTGGAAACGGGAATGCACAGTTCTGGTGCTTCGTACCGTTCACCGACGACGGCGTCGGACCTTCCGTGGCAAACAAGCTCCGCATGACCAGTTACTGCGGCTTCATGAAGAACAATGCCACCCTTAGCCCCACAGCTAACGGGATGGATCTCCTCAACCTGTCATCCCTTGCCAACGGCACGACCGGGGGCATCGAGTGCGTACCAGCCGCAATGACTGTGCGACTCACTTGCCCCTCCGCCTTGCAGGGAGCAGCAGGACAATTCTTTCTCGGCCGATGGTCGGTCGCAGCGGACCCCCGTTCTTACGCAACGTTCGAAGACATGCGTTCAGGGTTCCTGTCATATGGCCATCCACGACCGTTAACAGCAGCACGCCTCGCCATGCGAGGCGTGGAGGTGAGCAGCGTCGCGAGGGACATGAACGTGTGTTCAGAGTTCCTGCCGCTGCACGCGACCGATGCGGGCAATAAGATTGTGAACAAAGGGAGTTACAGTCTTAGCGACCCGTTGGCGCCTTGGTCGGGCTTCACACCAATCGTCCTCATTGCCGAGGATTCAGTGACAGCCGCCACAACGATCAACGTACAGGTGGCCATCGAGTGGCGTTGGCGATTCAGCCTCGACAACGTCGCCGCATCGACACACACATACCATAAGCCTGCAACCGCAGGTGTGTGGTCGTCAATCATGGAGACAGCATCAACTGCAGGCAACGGTGTCACAGCCATTGCCGAAGCGGCACCAACCATCGCACGCGTAGCTCGTGCAGCGGTCGACACAGCAGCCGTACTGGGTTACGCTTAAACCCACGCACGTCACCACGTGCAGTTTGCCGAGGGACTCCTGGAGGAAAACTAGGGAGTCTGCGTAACAACAACAAACCCGTCGTGACCCAACGACGTTAAATATGGTGCGG